TGAAGGAGAAATATAATGGCGTATGAGCTTCGGGATAACAGCGGCTCTATGTTCAAGAACACCCGCAAAGATAATGACAGACAGGCCGACATGACCGGAGATGTCATGATTGACGGTCAGACCTACTGGATCAACGGCTGGCGCAAAGTGGATAAGAACGGCAACCCTTGGTATTCATTCTCTTTCAAGAAGAAAGAGCCGCGCCAGAACGCTCCCCAATCTGCCCCGCGTCAGGCTGTTTCTGACGACGAGATTCCTTTTTGACCATGGACGCAAATCTCCCTCTCTCAGAACAGTTTCGCGTCATCGCCAAAAAGTGGGTTGATGCGGACTCTGCGGCCTCCATGTTGGAGGAAACCAAATCTAGCGTGCTTGCTCAGATGATGGCGGGGCAGGGAGATATGCCTGTCAGTCGCGCCGAGATGAACGTCAAGGCTTCTGGCGAGTGGCGTGAGTACGTCAAGAGCATGGTAGAGGCGCGTGAAAAGGCGTCTCTGCTCAAAGTCCAACTGGAATATATCAGGATGCGCTTTCATGAGTGGCAATCACATGAGGCCACCAAGCGCGCGGAAATGAAGCTGTAGGAGATATGATATGAGCGATCATGAAGATGAAATTGAGCAATTGACTCGCCTAGTAGATGAGGTCCGAGAGGGAATAGAAGCTGCTGTTAAGTTAAAAAAAATATCAGATCAGATTATCAAGATTTTGGAGAATGTAGATGAAAGCATGGCGCTAACTATTGCCACGGTTGTTGCTGGGCGTGTCATTAGCTCTGTCGCAAAGAACGGAGTTGCCGCAAAGTGCATGTCTGCAACCATGCACGCGCGCATATACGAGTTTGTGCATATGAACTTTGATGATGAAGAAGAAGACGATGAAGAGCAAATTTTGCAATGAAACGGGTACGCATCACGGCCAAAACGCGGGCTGACATCTTTATGCGGCACGGCGGCATCTGCCACCTGTGCAACATGAAAGTGATCCCCGGACAAGAGTGGGACGTGTCACATGAAATTCCATTGGAAGCAGGTGGCGCTGACGATGCTAGTAATTGGCTGGTTGCCCATCGCAAGTGCCATCGTGCTCATACTGCTACTGTGGATGCTCCCCTGATCGCCAAGGTAAAACGCATACACCAACGCCACATTGGAGCCAAGAAATCCAAAAGCCCGATACCGGGTGGCAGGAACTCCAAGTGGAAACGCAAGATGGATGGAACCGTTGTCAGACGAGACGCAGAGAGCTGAATCTCACGAGAGATTCCTGAAGCGTTTGGATGGATCACGTCCTGCTCTTTTTAAGGTAGCTGAATGGCTGCATAGAAAGGGCAAGACCGTGACCATTCCTGCTATTCGGTATTCTCCAGAGCATAGAGAGTTTCTGAAGTACGTAGACAAGGGTGACATCATCATCACCAATGATGACGGCAGCCAATCAATAGTTGAGGTCAAACACTTCAAGCAGACCAAGTTTACGTGCGCGGAAGACTTCCCTCATCCGTCCGTGATTGTATCAAACATATATACCGTTCAGAGAAATCGCGGGCACATCTCTGCTTACTTAATTCTGAATAAAGACATGACTCATATGATTATTGTTAAAGGAAGCAAAATAGACGAGTGGGAGATACGGGATATATACGCATCAAACACTCAAAAGTTTGAAAAGTACTACACGTGCCATCCGAAAGATTGCAAGTTTATCTCCATTGAGGAACAGAAATGAAGCTGCTCATCACAATGAACATGCCAAGCGCCAAAGAGTACCTTGTCCACCAGATGACGGTTGAGACAGAGTGTGAAACGCTTGATAAGTTTCTGAAGCAACTAAATGACGACATCTTTGTTAAGGTGCTTCTTTACTATAAGCGCAAAGATCACATAACGGGAGAGACAATATGGGAAGATAGGGGTGATATACTCTTAAACACCAATCATATCGGTAAAGTGCAAGTCTACTTGGAATACGGAAAGGAACAGGACTATGATGAACCACACAGAAATTTTGACAACCGCAGCGCACACGTTGAAAGAACGCGGCCATCAATACGGCCCCGTGGAACTCTCATTTGATCGCGCCGCGAAGCTCGCATCTATCCGCCTGAACAGGCCGATCAGCATGTATGACGTTGCAATCATCATGTCGTGCGTGAAGCAAGCACGTCAGACAGAAAACCCCACGCTTGTTGACTCGTGGGTTGATGACGTAAACTACACGGCTATCGCTGGGCAGTTTGCGGCTGCGCAGTTTGGAAACATTGAGGATGACATCGCCGCTATGGCAAGGCGGCTCGCACCTAAACGGGAGAATACCAATGCGCCGACTGATAGCTATGACAACGGCTACGGCTCTCACCCTAACCAGCCTGATACACCCGCTGGCGGCTGATGAATCAGCGGCAGATTTCTTCCGTAAAGATCGCGACTACTGGAGTAGGGGGCTACGCGCCCCCGAAACTCCAGCGTGGGCGGGCAAGCTAGACCTAAACGCTATGTCGCCAGACAAGGCCAAGGTTGCGGCTATGGTCGCTGCGGAAGCTAAATCCGTACTGGGCCAGCAGCACGTGCAGGACGCTCTCAGGCTGACCAAACTGGAGAGTGGGTATCGGTGCCATGTCCTTGGCCCCAAGACCCGCCACGGGCGCGCTGTGGGCCCGCTGCAAGTGCTGCCCAAGAGTGCGGAAGCCTTTGGGATCAGCTCATATGATCTTCATCGTGACTGCAAGGCGCAGATCATGGCGGGGATCAAGCACATGGAGAAGTGCATCTCCGTGGGGGCTAAGAGCTACAACCAATTAGCGGCGTGTCACGTTGCTGGCTGGGGCGGCTGGAATAAGAAACTTAACCGGAAAGCTCAGGCATACCGCGCCAAATACGTGCGGATGGCTCAGGCGTCCAAGGTGCCAGCATGGGCAGGGACATTATACACATGGTAGAGGCCGCAACATTCTTGGGGATCATTATGCTGAGTTGCATAACGGTCCTGATCATTATGGTGACAGGACTCCTGACCCTCATGGGTTGGGAGTTAGCGAGAGAAAAGTGGGATGACATAAGGAATAAGAAATAGGTGATACATGGTTGCGATACAGCATGCCCATAAAACAGTTAAGAAAATACTAGAGCTTTGGGAGAAAGGACTTACCGGCAAACAGATCGGTGAAAAGCTAGGGATGACTAGAAGCGCCGTTCTGGGGAAAGTAGGTCGTCTGCGCAAACTCGGGCTACTTGAATACAGGGACCCCGCGCAGAAGAAGAACATATCCTCCAAGGAGCGGGCGCAGCGTAAGTCTTATCCGTTTGTTAAGAGCAATAAGAGCAGGGCGCTGCCGCCACTGCCGCCGGTGGAGGACGGTTTGCGGCCCCTGTCGCTCATGGAGCTGAAGGCGACATCCTGCCGATTTGTCATCAATGACAGCAAGAAGCCCTCTGACTTCCTGTTCTGCGGCAAGCCAAAGAAGACAGGATCGTACTGTGAGGACCATCACAGTATTTGCTACATCAAGTCAGAGCCGCGCAAGCGCGACAGACCGCGCAAGGCATTTCAATTAAATCCAAGATACTTGGAGGCTAAATGATCTTACAACTTAACCCTACTATTCCTCTGAACACGCCGAAAGGCAAAGCTCTTGCGCATTTCATCGTGGACTATGGCGCAGAACATCACTGGTTATGGATATGCTTTCATGAGGATGGGGAGTGCTGGACATGGGAAAACAAGGACGTGAGAGCAACCGACAATCCGACTTTCGGTCGGAATATCAAGTCATCAAATCAGGATGGCATAATACGTTTGGGTGGTTGAGACGCCCAGAACGTGATGACATAGAGCAGGGTCTTTGGGCATATGAGGAGCCGGATGGGGACATTCGCATGTCGTCCGATCCTCGCCATGAAAAGGCTGCGTATTTAGACTTATGGGAGGCCCCAGATGGAGAGCGATTCTTTGCCTTCAGCTACGTGCCAAGAGCCAAAACCAAAAAGCTATCATCAGGTTAAGCGTGAGGTTTGTGCTAAACACGGCATAACCATGGAAGAGCTTGACGGTGAAAGGCGGACTATGAAGCTCGTTAAAGCTCGCCGCGAGGCGTGGTGGCGCGGGCGGCATGAGTGCAAGAAGAGCTATTTATGGCTTGCATTTTATAGCGGCCAAAAGGATCATACGAGCATCCTTCAGGGCGTCCGCCGATATGAGGAAACAGTTTTACGAGCTTCGCAAAGCGGAGAGCGGGAGCATGTCGCTCCCACTGAATCAGGGCCAGTAACCTAGCCTCTGGTTTTCAATAACTGTCACAGCGTCAGATCGTAACGCTTACTGCCCCGGCTTGCGTTTTGCGTAGCCGGGGCAATTTACCTTTACGGCGTAGGCGGCGTCGGAGGCACCCATGGCGAGATGGGATATTTGCCAGTCGCGATTTCCGCAAGCACCCAAACGGCCACGGGCGTACCGTCAGATTCTCGCGCGACATACGGACAAGCGACCCATGATTGCCCTGCTGTATCGTAGATTTCCAACTGGACCAGATATGCGCCGTCAGGCATGATCTGGCAGTTGTTAAGATTGCGAGCGGGTGCAGCCATCATTCACCTCAAGAAACACGCTGATACATGTAGTAATACTTGCCCGCACCAGTGTCCACGCCAGACAAGCCACGGAAGCGCCACGTGCCACTCAGAGCCGAACCAGAACCCAAGTCATTGACGTTGTATGGGGTGAATGGGCTGGTGCCTGCATAAAGAGTTGTTGATTGGTTCATATAGAATCCGGGCGTTCCCGGAGTGTTGGTGCTGGACTCCAAGATCACCATGGAACCAATCGGGTAATTGGTGTTGGTGGCTGACGTGCCCGTGTAGGGAGCCTGCGCAATCGTCACAGTAGACGTGCCGCTCACGGAAATACCACCGTCCGTGCCAGCCACAATACTGGAAGGACCAGTGTTAGTGATTGTGACGCTACCGGTAGAGCCAGAGACACTAATCCCGGTTCCCGCTGCAACGCTCGTGACGCCGGAATTGCTGATCGTGATAGAGCCAGCGCCGCCAGAGACGCCAATGCCGGTTCCGTTGGTCAAGGACGCAAGCGTGAAGCCCGACCCATTGCCAATCAGGAGTTGACCGTTAGACGGCGTAGAAGCCGTGCCCGTGCCACCGTTCGCGACCGGAAGGGTGCCGCTAACGTGAGTCGTCAGGCCAATCTTGCCCCAAGAGGGAGCCGCGCCGACGCCACCAGAAATAAGTGCATTGCCCGTCGCCGTAC